CAAATGTGGGGTTACCCGCAATGCCGTCGCCATCTGTCACGCCGATGCCGTTGCCGCTTGCAATGAGCGTGCGTGCAGCGATCGTGTTGGGCGCGGTCTTCACGATCACGCCGCTTGAGGCAGACTCGAGCGAGGCTGAGGTGCCGTTCAGCGCGATGGTGTAGGGCGCTTGAGCGCCACCGTCTGTAATGCCTAAGCCCACGCCTGTTGAGAAGTAACGACTATTGGGCAAGCCCGCCTGCAAACCAACAGTCAAGAATGTCTGCGTGAGCGACGGGCTTGACATGATCGCAGAGACAGTGGTCTGAACCGTCAAGCCGTCTTGCACGACAGGAACGAGCTCAGCGCCTGTAATAGCGCTTGGGGCTGCGGGTAATCCTGAAATCCTAACATCAGCCATATAAATCTCTACGGTGAAAGTACGTCTAAATTACCGTCATTCGGCGTATTCGCTTGCTCAGTTGCGATGCCAACATCATCTTTGTTCTGGATATCAGGATCAAGGATGATGTTGTTATGCGTCTCTGCAACATCCTCATCTGGGCGAGGAAAACGTATCGTAATCTTTTCAGACTGCCTTGCTGGCAACCTATATGGGTCAAACTGGTCACTACACGACTCGGAGCAAACCTTGATAGCGGGGATGTTGCCGTCTGCACGCATGTCGCTATAAGGTCTTTTCATCTTGCAACGATCGCATATGAAAACACTCAAACTACTGTTGCCAATTGTATCAAGGAAGCGGGGCATTTTATACCCCCTTACCGAGTGTACATGCTGATATTCGGGCTGATCATAATGGGTGACTTGTCGCGGTTCTCGTTCTGAGCCAACATGAAGTGCTTCTCGTACTGTTGCTCAAGGTAGGCCACGCGGGCAGGGTCAACTTGCGGCAACTCCATCGCCATCTGATGAGCTAAGCCGTTTTGAATCGCCATGTAAAAGTACTGGGGGATCTCGATCTCACCGCTCAGGTCGCCCACGTCTTGGATGTAACGGTTCAGCCACAACTCGAGCTGCGGTCCGATGTTGTTAGGCACTGGCCACACTTCCATGTTCGGCTGAGGGATCGTGCGATTAAACCAGTACTGCAGGGGTCGCAGCGCTGTAAACGAGCGATTAGGCAGCGAGCTGTAGTCGTCACGGTTCATGCGCGACATATTGATTGACATCGGCATCGTGCCAAATACGACCTGATAGAAGCCCATGTTGACGCCTGCTGTCTGCTGAATACGCCAAAAAGGCGCTGTCTCAGACGGATCAAGGTCGTAATAAATCCAAGTGCCTGATTCCCACGTCACCGCGCCGGGTGCGTAGACCGTCACCCAAGTCGTGCCGTCCATTGAATATTGCAGATTTACGGTCACCGAGCCTGACACAGCAGGCAAGATACCGATCGTGCTGATGTAGACAGGGCTGCTCGTACCGTTTGCAATGCCGATAGAGCCCGTGTTGTTGGTCAGTTGACATATCAGGTCACCCTCGCCGTTAAAAGCGTTCAGGGTGGTGCCTGACGTGCTGTTGGCACCCGTACTAATGTTGGTGAGCGTGCGGTAATTTGCGTTGAGCACGTCAACCGTGCCCACGGGTAAGAAGTACTGGTATTTGTCAGGCTGCAGACCAACGATGACTTTGTTGATTGCCCAGTAGTTCACGCCGTAATTGCTCAGGCTTGAGAGCAGGTAATACAAGCTCTCCTTAGCGGCCTGCACCTGCTCGACGGTCAGCTCCTCGGCGAGCTTACCCGCACGGCGTGCGCCGTGATCGATGAGTTGCTGTACCGAGATCGTGGTCTGAGAGACTGTGCCGCTAGTTGACATAATTAAAATCCTGAACAATTCCAACGACGCATTGACGCTCTAGCACGGCTACCTTTTTCACTCTTTTCTGCTACAGGTCTCATTCTTGCGCAGAATGAATCTTTGCGTGCACCACCCTGTGGCTGCGGGGCTTTCAAGTTGCTACCTGTTGCTGCATTTATTTTTGCGCGACCCTTGGCTGTTAGCCCTGCGCCTTGCTTTGTTGGCAGTTTTTCACCTCGCCCTACGGCAAGCGACACGTCGCCGCCCTTGGCTTTTTTCACAGTCTTTGCCGACTCTTTGAAAGCCGACGCTGTAGGTGCTCCTGCGCTGCCTACCTTGCGCATACGTTCGCCTGACCCTGCAGCAATCCGCTCTTGCTTAGCGTGGATGTTGGCGTACAAGCCCCCACCCTTCATCTTGTCGGCCGCAACAAACTCTTTACCCACTTTCTGAGGCACACCGCCGAACCCACCTTTAGTGTGGGCAGCGGCTTGCATCAAGCGCTTTTGAGCAGGCGATTTGCTAGGCATGACTAACCGCAGAAAATCGTGACTGCTGCGCTTGTTGGCAGCGTTACATGAATGCTGGTGTTGAAACGGATTCCGTTGCCGGGGATCAGCGTCGAAAACGGATTTGTTGGCGTAGCAGAAATATTTACCCGCAACAGTACAGTGCCAGATGCACCACCATCACGGAATACAATTTCACCCGCAGTGCCGCCTGTTAATAGCTGATAGCCCGCAAGGTTCGTTGCGCCAGCGTAAATTACCCCTGTCGAATCTCTATGTGCCGAAAATACATTGGTTAGTGTGCTCAATTCAATCTCCAAAAAGCAAGTTGGGGCGACCGTAGCCGCCCCGATTTATTACTAGCAGTTGCCTTTCTTCATTGCCTTAAAGCCGCCGCCGTCTTTGCACGCCGCTTTAGCGAAACCGCCGTCTGCAAATTTCTGCACAACACCGCCAGTTGCGTACTTCTGAACGACGCCGCCAGTTGCGTACTTAGGCATACCGCCAGTTTTAAGACCCTTGTGAGCCTTAGACGCTGGCTTGCCCTCGTGAGACATCAGCTCTTTCTTGATGCCCTTGATCTGGCGCTCTTCTTTCATGTGCATTGATTTACTTTCAACTTCGCCGCCCTTCTTGCGCATCATCGGGGCACGCTGCGCCATAGCAGCCTCGAGCATTGCTGCTCGGGGGTCAGGCTTGCGACCCATTGCTGGGCGACCCATTGCTGGGCGCGAGGGCATAGCACGACTACCCATCGGCATTGAAGCTGCGGCTAAAGGACCAGCGGGCATTGCACCGCCCATTTGCATCTTAGGCTTGCCGCCTTTCTTCATGCCCTTACCGGCCTCATCAACTGAGGGCTCGGTCGACTTCATCATCTTCATCTCTTTGAAACCCATGATTCATACCCCTTAGGCTTGTGTGACGCCGAGAGCGCCAGTACGGGTTGAGTTCGGACCAACGGCGATCGCTGGTAACAAGATTCCCATTACAGTGCGAACAATACCGTTTGACGAAGTGGCGGGCACATAAGTCCCACGCACGTCACCTGTGGTGGTCGTTGCGGTTGCAGTGTCAGCGGCGACGAACGTACCAGCATCTTGTGCCAGTGTGTTGTTGCTCTTGACGCTTGCAACGTAAGCCACGTTTGCGACTCGAACTGGAAGGCCTAACACGTTGGATGTGCCAACAGTCAGGGCAGTACCAGTAGCGCCACTCACGCTCACAGAGGTGACAAGGTAGAAGGCTTTCAAGCCGCTTACAGCGGTGCTTACAGCAGCGCTAGAAGTGATGGCTTCGCTCATCGCTTGACCGTAGTAGTCAAAACCTGACACGGTCACAGTCACTGGAGCCACGCCCAAGGTGTAAGTCAAGCCTGTTGGTGTACCTGCCGTGGTCACCACCGCCGCACCCGCTGTAGTAGTAAGCGTTGCTGAGGTTGCTGTTACAGCGGTCAGGATGTAGGTCGTTGGGCTGGTATAGCCAGTGATAGTACCTGTGCCACCTAAAGTGCCAGAGATTGTCATATGCTGACCAGTTACCAAGCCAGATTGCGAGGTAAAGGTGATTTGCCCACCAGTGCCTGCAATCACAACGCTTGCCAATGTTGCAGCAGCGGCAGTTGCAGTTGTTACGCTGACGCCACGAGGCACATCAAGCGAAAAAGCAGCAGTGCCAGCGATTGTTGTGATTGACTTTACATTAGTCCCAGCCGTTAACGTCAAAGCGCCCGCTGCGGCAGGAGTTTGTGAAGCGGCAATGTTGTTTGCAACAGCGGCTTGAGGAACCACATCCCAGACATAAATGCGACCCAGCGGACCAACACCTAAGCTCATTGGCGACGGGTTGTCAAACGCAATATTGCCATGCAAAGTCAACGCAACAGTGTTAGCAATGTTGATCGCTTGGTTCAGTGTGTAGGTGCCTGCGCCGCCAGTACCAGTGCCGAAGGCAGTGATGTAAGTACCGTCAGTCACGCCTGTGCCGTCAACGTACATGCCAACGACGATCGGTGCGCCAAAGCCCACAGAGGTGATTGTCAGGGTTGTGGAAGAAGAGCCGCCAGTACCACCAATTGCGGTAGTTGAATAGTTGCGTAGTCCCGTACCCATAAAAGTTGGTGCAGAACCTAAGAATAGGTCGTCTGAAAATTGTGCCATTTTAAATCTCCTGTGGCTTGAACCACTCGGTTGATAGAAAAAAAGGGGCTAATCTTTTGGACTAGCCCCCGTTACTTTACACGCCGGGCGTGCCGTACACTGCGCGAGGATCGGTCCACGAAATCGTGTAACGCTCTGTCGCTTTGTAGCGCATTGAGTCAGTCTCAAAGTCGCCTTCCATAGTCTTTTCAAGACCACGGCGCATCATCAACTTGAGACCTTCTGGCGCGTCAGTCTGCACCCACCAGTTGGTGGCTGAAGTCAAACGGCTCAGTACCGAAGCACCCTCGGGCATCAGACCAATCGACTTGACTGGGTTGATGTCGTTGTTGGCGGTGCCAGTACGAAGCACAGACTTGAGCAGGACTTCTGCTTGGAAAACGTTGCCGGGTGCAACGATCAGCTTCAGCGGCTGAAGACGGATCTTCTTGCCGTTGTTGTCCACAGCTTGGCGCACTTGAATGAGCATCTGCTCAAGCGAGGTTTGCGACAAGTTGGCTGCGGTCGTGAGCTGGTTGCTGAACACGCCGTTCACGATTGGGTGCGAGGTGTTGGTGAGTGAGACGCCATCGCCGCCGACATAGCTGCTATTGAACGCACGGTTCAATACGTTAGCTGCAAGCAGTTCTTTGGTTTCAATCAACGACTGTGCCAAGTGCTTGGCATAGACCTGACCGATACGGATGTGATCGCCGTCCTCAACCAAGACTTTGGTCAACGCGAAGGCTAAGCCATAGACGTTGTACACATAGCGCTGGAGGAACAGCACGCCGCCCTGCTGGTACGAGACGGGTGTGCCGTCAGGTAACTGAGGTGCTGCGCCGAAGCCGTACAGGACGGGTTCTTCGTGGTAGTTTCTAGGGATGCCCATTTGCTCGCGGAACACTGTGCTCCACTCATCGGCTCGTTGGTCATAGATTCCGTCGAAGCATTCGTTGAGGATTGGCTCAACAATCGATCGGAAGTCCGTACTGCGCATTGGAGCTGCCATTTGTCATCTCCCCTTAAATAGCGTTAACAGTTGCGACGAACTGGGGCTTGCTGACTTGGACACGAACGATCACATAAGGATCGCCCCAGTTGTTATCTGGGTACGGTGCAATGTCAACAATACGGAACTGACCAGCGCTACCTGAACCAACTAGCGATGCCGACAGAGTCATCTGCGACAAACCAGTGGTGGTAGAACCTGCAGTGAAGTTGCTCAAGTTCGCTTCGTTACCGATAGCGGTTTGAGCCATAGTTGCGTCGGTCTGAATTTCGTAAACGATTTGTTGGTCGTTGTAGAAATAGGCGATGCAGCTACCTGCGATGAAAGCAGTGCTTGCAGGCCAGTAGTTAGATACGCGACGACGACCAGTAGTGTCAGTCCACTCGACGCCTGCAAAGGCACCAGAGACTAAACCGCTGTTTGTGGTTGTATCCAGAACTGGAAGAATAACGCCAGCGTTAGGCGAGTACTGAACGGCTTGACCCTTCAGGATGGCGGTGCCATAACCCGAAGTGATTCCATTGGCTAATGCTTGTGCGCGTTCCAACCCTGTTGGGAAATACGCAGGTCGCAGACCAAAAGGTGCAGAGGTTGCACTCATAGGATGCTCCTAAAAAACTGTTAAAGGGATAATGTTTTCGCTTTCTTCAAAGCTACAGGCAAAATCATCTGAAACATGATTTTTAGGACTAAATTTTGTTGTCACCCGCTTTATACAAAACGGGCGACTTGATGCTGATTTTAATACGTTTTTACAAAAAGTAAAACTATTTCAACTAAAGTGTGGCAATTTCACGTTGCTTTCATCTGGCAGGCCACCCTCGATGCTGCCCGCGGCCTTACCTGACCGATCGCGTTGGCTCACAAGCTGCTCTTGGTCGACGCGGATCTTATCTGCCTCGTCCATCGGCTGGTAGTGATGGTGCTCGAGCATGATGTCCTGATAAATATCCATCGGCATCTTGCAAAGCAGCATCTCGTTGCACATGATGTGCCCTGATTGATCGCCTTCTTTAACCTTGTACATGTCGTAGCCGGGCATCTCGTCGGCTCGCACAGGCGTGTAGCCTAGTGAGAAACGACGATGAATCGGGTCGTACTGGCTGTTTGTGGCAAGCCAACAGAGGTGAAAGCCGGGGATTTCTGGGATATTTGGCAACACGGTCTGCTGAAACTCGTTACGCGCACGACGACGCTCACGCACGATCGGAAAG